ACAAAACAATTTTTTGCCTTGCGGAGCAACAGAATTAACATTACGAGCTTGAGCCTTAAATTTTCTTTTTAATTTATTTTTTAAAGTAGTGCGAGTGCTCGAAGGCATTACTCCAACTCTTACAGCTAAACGCTGCATGTCGGTCATATTCATAGAGGCTAGATTTTCTTCAAAAATTTTTTCATTTGCAGTGCCAAATGGATTAACCTCGGTGATACCTAATATAGATTCCAGTTCTTTAGTCTTGCTCGCGTCAACATTGGCGCCAGATTCCTGATCTTCAATCTTTCCATTAACTTGCTCTAAAGATTCTAGTTTTTGTTTCTTAGGTGATGTAGATTTGATTTTTCTTTTGTTTGCCATAATAAATAGTATTTATGTATTATATACTACACAAGCAAAAAATCCACCCCGAGGGGTGGATTTTTTACTTAAGATCATAATCTAGGCTTTACGCTCTAGCTTCTGTTGGTTTAACTACGGTCAACAATTAATCCAAAGACTGCGCGATTATCTAAAATCATGCGGCCTTCTTCCATCGAACCGTAAAATCCGATTTTTTGTTGTCGTACGCTATATTGATCGTCAGGCATTAGAGTGAATTGCGAGCTTGTGTCGCTGTCCAGAGCAACCGCTCTTAATAAGGACTCTCTAGACCTATCCAGACCGACTGCTACTTCATCAGTAGCGGCTATTGCTACGCCACTTTCATCAACCCCACCTAAAGCAATATAGATGTTATTGAATTTTTGACCAATACCGAATTCATTGACTTCCATAATAGAAATGCCATAGAATTCAGGAAGCCCAACGTTATTATAAACTGAATTTCTCAATTCCTCTGTACCAGCAAGTGCTCCTACTCCGCCACCACCAGAATCTACTCCAGCCCTGCTATTAACAGGATTGTATGCCATTTCTCTTAGGTTCTGAACAACTTCAGGAGAGCAAAGCAAATCGGTAATACCCCGACCTGTTTCAACGCCTGTGCCGCCCGCCCAAGAAGTATTAATTCTTTTGGCTCTAGTTAACAAACGATTGAAATCGTCTAACTTAACGGTTCCTTGTGTGCCTGCGTCAACAACATGACGAACGGTAGTGCCGCTATAATTCGTGCTAGTAGCATCGGTAAGGGTTCCCAATAAGATATTGGCTGAAGTCCTTTGTTGCTTAAGCAGGATCTCTTGAGCTACACGAGTGAAAGTTTTACTCACAACATCTAGTCTTGATTTTGCAGCGTATTTCTTTAGAAATTCTACCGCGCTATCGAGCGTATATGTTGTAAACTTTAATTCACTATGAGTAGGGGCAACCGCACTTGTTGGCATTCCTCCAGCGATTGAAGTACTATAAATCTGGATGTAATCTTCATCCGTAATATCATAATACAAATCTAAAGGAATGCTTGGATTGTCATCAGCATCAAATTCAAAAGTAGTAAATAAATTACTAATTACTGGAGCCTGTTGGACTACTTCATCCAAAACTGGCCCGATGAATTCGGCAAGAGCTGCCTGAGCTTCATAAGAAACCTCACGGTTCTTGGAAGCCATCGCTTTGATTAACTCAACTTGTTCTTCTGTTCTTTTTAAACTAATATTCATTTTAAATTTTCCTTGCTATTATATTAAAGGTTAATTTTAACGACATAGTAGTTACCCGTAGAACCTGCAGCGCCAGCAAATTGGTCTGCCGTGCCGATAGCGGTTCTAGAGCCCGAAGCTAAACAAGTTCCCACTATGCCTGAAGGATTTGTGTCGGCTTGTCCCGTCACGAATCCTGAAATAGTGGAAAGAGTAAACGAACTGCCAGGAGTCAAAGTTCCTTTTACTGCCGTATCTGCTAGAGTAAAAATCCCTCGAGTAGCAACGGGAACTGCTTGCCCTGAAAGGACAGCTTGAAGTTCGTCCTGCTTAACGGGATAATACAAAAGCTTCTCGCCATTTTCGTCGTGAGTTAATGTTTGATACATCGTCATTCCCAAACAATTATCCCCGCTTACAGCGGCTTGAATTTTTAAGGGAACAACGGGATACTGATCTTTCCCAATATGTGGGTAATTCGTCTTGCCTAAATATGAATTTGTAGTATATTCAATAGGTCCTGAATTGAGATCAGCAGATGTAATTTTAACGAAAACGCCCGCATCATTATTGCCTGTAGTAGACGGATCACTCAATGACTGAGGTCCAGTATCTAACTGCATAGCGTATAAATTTACGACATCTTTTTCGTCATACTGCCTGAATGGTAATATTCTTAGTGCCATGATTAATTAATATTTAATTGTTATGTTTTCTTTATGAAATGCTTGTTTGAATTTATCGCGTAAAGAATCCTCTTGCCCAGAAGAGTCTGCATTGTTATTGGAAATAGAATCAGAGGTTTCCGCTTCTGCATTAACTAATGCGTCTTCCGAAACTTCCGAAACTGGATCTCCAACTATTACTTCCTCGACAGCCTCTTCTGAGGTGTCTGCAACAGAAACTTCTTCTTTAGCGCTTTCAGAAGTAAGAGATTCAATTCTTTTTTGAACCTCATCCTCAATTCGCTTTTGGAATTCTTTTTCTTTTGCAGCAAGAACTTCTTTATTTTTATCTCTCCATACTACAGAAAGCTTATTTTGATAACTAGCAAAAGCTTCTTCTGATTCGTCAAGCTCTTTAAGTTCTTGAGCTATAATAGCTGAATCTTCAGCTTCTAATTCATAAGCATCATTGACTGCGTCCATACGGGCGTCAAATCTTGCCGCTGTTTCTTGAGCTTGTTGATTACTCTCGATTTCTTCAAGCTTAGTAGAAGTAGAGTCAAGAGCGCTTTTTAAGCCTTCGATCTCTTCGCCAGTTTTTTTGGCTTTTTCTTCCATCTCTGCTTGAATAGTTTCAAGTTCCGAATTTCTAGATTCAATTTTTTCTTTTTCTTCTAGAAAATGTTTGTTTTTTTCGAGGATCGCATCATTTACAATTTTAGTAACTGTTGCGACAGCCTCTTCGGAGAATTTCTTAGTGGAGGCTTTATCTCCTAGAAATTCTTCCAACTGTTGAATAATGGTTTTATCTGTGTCCATAATTTTTTTTCCTGTGTTTTCTATTACATTGAGGTTATCTTTTTGTGAAATATTTTTTAATTCCTTCGATAAAAGGCGTAAGGTGGATTTTTCTTCATAAATTTCCGAGGTTTCTTGTGGGTAATGATTCTGATGCACGGCTACCCCCTGAACATTTGCAGCGGGATTAGTGGTAAATCCAATTCCCAATGGAAATATTTCTCCCGTAATAAGTCTATAAATCTTACGACCTGCATCATCTTCTCCTGACCCGCCATTGGCTTTTAAGTATTTGCTTAAAACTTTGACCTCTTCTAGGTTTTCAATAATTTCTAAATCTTCCAATTCATCTCCACTGCCCGCTGCGATAGAATATTCGTTAAATCCAATTTCCCAGCTTGTAGAAATTTTTTGATAAAAATCATCATCGGGATCTCCTGCTATTTCCAGAAGTTCAACAAAATCAGGGTTAACGCTTCTATATACTACTGCAGATAATGCTATGTTAAATGGAGAAAATTGCTGCAACGCGGCTTTATCGGTTATAATATCATTAGTTTCATAATTAGAAAAAGCAGCAGATACTATGTGTCCCACAATATTTTGTCGGTCATGCTCTATATTCGTAGGCTTATGAATGAAATAATCTTTAATTTTTAATGCATTTTGGGCGTCAATACCATCTCCATTTTTATTAAATTTATTTACAATAGCAGCATTAAATGCTACCCCTAATAAATCTATATTTTTATCTAAATCAATAGAATCGGGAATAAGAGGCCTTAACTTTTCTAAAGAAGCCGAACTAATGTTCAAAGGTTTATCAAAAATTTCCGAGGACGCGACAAGGGGATTATCGAAAATAGTTTTATATTTATATGGTAAATTGGCCATTACACTATAATACACAAAAAATACGCTAAAACTTAAACCTGCTATTATTTACCGCTATGCCATAAAATTCCCGCAGGATATAATTCTAAATTATATTTATCAGAAATATTTAAAATTTCCGTTAAGGGGACAAGCTTTTCAATATTATTAATATCTTTAATACATTTCGCAGCTTCGCTTTCCCATTTCTCTTTTGCAACAGATACCGCTATAGTTTCGCATAATTCATTAATTATTTTTTTATCTTCTTTATTTAATCTTTTTTTACCTTTTTTTGTTTTAAACAACTTAGCAGTAGCCTCATATAACGAATCCAACGCATAAATTGTTTGTTGAATATTTTCTCTACTAAAAGAAGCAGCATTTTCTTGCGGAATGCCCGTGGTACCTACAGGCCTTCCTGGTTGACCGCTTTTTTTAGGCGGAGGTGAGGTTGGTTTTTCTGCTTCGGACGAAATAGGAGAGCCGCCTACTAAAGGCAAAAATAAACCGTCTTCTCTATTTTCACGATATTCTTCTTGACCTGGAATTAAATCATTAACATCGGGATAAATCCCTGTTTTAATCGCTTCGATACCCTGTTCGGGAGTGAGAATTCCTAACTCTATAAGTCGAGTGACTACGCGCTGTAGTTGAGCCTCATCTTTCAGACTAACTTCTTCAAATTGAGCAATGGGATAATGGCGAAATCCTAAATTCTTGCAAACAAGTTTAATTTGAGGTTGTAAAAAATCCGCTAAAAAAGCTTCTCGAGATTCTCTTAATCTTTCAAGAAAAATCTTCGCTTTGATCTGGGTATTACTGTATTTATCGTCTCCTACAATTATATTTTGCAGTCCTTCCTTTATATCTTCGTTCACAATTTTATATTTGTCTGGTCCAATAATTTTTTCTATATCAGGCAATATAAAATCTGCTTTAGTAGTGTGATCGGAAACCAAAACGCGTCCCACACTTTCATTTTGAAATAAAGTTTGCATGGCTTTTAAATTCTGAGGATTTACGCCTCCTTTGTCGGGGGGAGCGCCCATAGTAATTAAAAGAATAACATTTTCAATCGTGCGAGAAACAGCTTGGTCAATTTTCTTAAGCTCTAACTTCCAATTTATGTCGTCTAATACAGGATATCCAAACGGAATTGCAAAAGGCTCGTAGTCTTGCTTTTTATAAAAAGAGTAAATTAATCGAGAAGGATCTAAAAATACTTTAATGCCATCGTCGTTATAATTCCCTTGCTTTATCTTTTTTCTAATATCCGCAGGAAGAGCGTTTAAAATCTCTTTATCATATTCAGACTGAGGATCAGTCAAGCGATCTATATCATATTGACTTAATATTTTAGTATAAATAGCTTGTTGACCATCCGCCTTAAAAGTAGTAGCATTATCAGCGGTAATGTCATATGGGTTTAATAAAATATATTTTAAAGGAATCGTGCCTGGCTTAATCCCAACGCCCGCATAAACCCTACTCATTTTTAAATAATCTTCAGTTTTAAATTTACCATCTACTCTAAATAAAAATACATTTCCTGACCTATAATATTCTCTAAAATACTGAGATTTTAAATTAGAAAGATTTATTTGTTCAAACCATTTATATATAAAATCTCTAACTTTTTTATTTCCCCCTATTAATTTTATAGACGAATTACTTAATTCAGCCATAATGTCAATAGCATTTCTAAAAATAGCTACATTTGCATAAGCTTTTTGACAAAGCTCTATAGTATCACGAACACTAACGCCATCTGAAGAATAGTCAAACGGCAAGAGCCCTTGTTCAATATTGGCTAATCTATAATTTTTAGTTTTAAAGAAAACCCCATTACGGCGAGAAGGAGTGGAAGAATTAGGGTTATCTCGAACAGATCGCTTGTACGCTGCTACTGACGAATAATAATTTTCTCCTGCTAAAATAGGGTCAGGCGTATTTTCCCCTTCTTGTTGCTTTAATTTAATAAGATCTTGAAGGTTATTATTTTCAGGCGTTGACGAATCAGCTTCGTTAAATTTATTCCAATATTTGGATTTTTTAGTATATTTTCGTTTTTCTTGGCCCATTGTATTTTTTTGATTTTTCTCTTATTACACTAAAGTTTAAAAGTAACTTTTAAAAG